CTGTTCTATCATAATCATCATCTACATTTCTGTATCTTGTGCTACGTTCTGAGTTATACTGTTCTTTGTTTTCACTTGGTAGTGAATAAACTTTATCATAATCAAAGCCCATTTCAATTAATGCACTACGAGTAGTTGGAACTCTATGACACATAAAGTTTGCATCAGCTAATGATTTAGCTTGGCGTTCAATTAAAAATTCTTCAGGTGGTATTGGTTCTATTTTAACTTTACCAAATGTTTGTTTTCTAGTTATGACAACATCATGTAGTTTAGGTGTTGGAACTTTGTTAAGTTCATCTCTCATCAATGATGCTTGTAAAGAATCTTCTTGTTCTGCTAGTACATCTTCTGCTTTTGATTTTTGTTCTAGGAATGTTTCATCTTCGTACTCAGTATGTTCTTTTACTTCAACGCCATCTTCATCAACAAGCATTGTAAATTCATCATCAGATAACTTCTCATAAGTTTCTCTTTCAATTTTTTCAGAGTTATCCCAATATACTTTACAAATACCATTCTTTTGTAGCAATGCATCTTTGAACATTGAGTATAGAACAGTAAAGCCTTCGTTATCTTTATTAAAAATATGATTAAGATAATCAGTTGCTTGTTCAGCAATCATAACATCTTCTTGTGAAACAGGTTCTACCTTAACTACATTATCACTTGCAGTAAATATTCTAAGTAATGGTGGTAAGATTGATTCAATAGTATCAGCTACATCAGTAGAAACAACTTGTGATCTACCTTCTACTTCATTACCAAATGCTTCACCAAAATAATATTCATTAGCTTTACGTCTAGATTCTGTTAATTCAGAAGAATAAAATCCATAACTATTTTTAATATGATCTCCTAAAATACCTGAGATTACATACTCGTCTAGTGGTTTACCTTTTGCCATATATTTCCTTAAACTATATATCTTGTATCTACACTCATGGGTTGAGTCCAATCAGTTCTTGTTGGGCCATCAACAACACAGCCATATCGAAATGCATCTGCAGCATGTGAACTCCAATCGTGTAGGGGTTTATTTTTAAATGTTTGCATTCTATCGTCAAACTGTTTTCGATATTGTCGCAAACAATCAATACCATATTTACATCTGTTTTTATCAAACCAACAGTTATCTAAATTATTTCTCACAGCTTCTATACCATGATCTACTTCTAATCGAGGACATACTTCAAAGTCTAATCCAAGATCATAAGCAACTTCTAACCTGGACTTACCAGTACCAAGTTCTCTTGTTGTAATATCGTGTGGGCCAATATGTCTACCATAATTATATCCCTTATCTCTAAGAACTGTAGCATAATGTCCAAGTGATTCACCTGATGTTTCATAATAATCAATGAGTCTTACTTCTTCACCAGTTCGTTGTGCAAACCAAATAGAAGTTGAATCACCTATTCCTAAATCCCACCATGTTTCTACATCCAGGTTGGGATCATAATCTACTTCTGTAATCCTATTTTCTCTTTCAGCTTTTTGAATTTGTTTACCATAGTAAGCACCAGAGACCGCAGCTTGAAAACTACACTCATACTCCTGCTCAAATTGATCTTCTGGCATAGTTTCTCTAGCAGATTCCAGTTCTTCAGCTGAGATAATTTCTGTTTCACTTGCTCTATATAATTGTGCATACCAATCCTTTCCTGTTCTTTTTGCAAAATCATAAACATCCCAGAACTGATTATGTCCCATTGGAGTTCCAATAAAGATTACATAACCAAGTTTATCTGACACAGCTGGTCTAACAACTTCTGTCCATGTTCTAGGAGACATCAATGCAAACTCATCCATGCATACGCCATCAAACCCCAATCCTCTAAGAGCATCAGGATTATCAGAGCCAAAGATTTGAACTCTTGATCCATTCCATAGATCAACTTTAAGTTCAGTTTCGTGACGCTTGCCACCAAGTTTCATTAAGGGTTCCGTATATTCTTTTAAATAGTCGTAAGCGACTGCCTTACCCTGGCGATAGGTTGGTGCTATATACGCCAATCTTGCATTTTGCTTTTCACACGCAGTCATAATTAAATGATTGATTGCAAATACTGTTTTACCAAATCTGCGGTGACAGCAAATAACATTAAATCTTTTTAGTTCGTTATGAATTTTTTCCTGTAAAGGCCGAGGTTCATAAGGTATATCTATTTGCATTAATTGTTTAAAGTTTCTGCATCCATTAATACTTCAGCTAGTGTATTAGCTCTATTAGGTGTTTGCTTTGCAAACTTAGAATCTAATAATTCTTCTGCTGCTAATTTATAATTTCTATCTTTTAATGCATCAAGCATTTTTTTAAAACCTAAAGTTCCTTTTTTTCCCATTTGAAAATTCATTTCAACTAAAACTCCAAATGCTTCAGGACTAATTGAATCTTCATCTATTATAGACTTTGCATTATTTAATGCCTTATCAAAATCTTTATCATACAAATTAAGTAATCCTTCTATACTAGTTGGAATTTTTTCACCTTTGATTACTTTATGTCCAACTCCTACAGTTTCATTTCCAAGTGTATCTAAATAAACATTTTGTCTAAAACCTTCATGTTCTTTTATTCTATCTTTAACTGCACTATACGGATCAGAATTATTTGTTATTGTTAGTAAACCTTCTGATCTAATATCATCAACTGCTTGAGCTTTATTACTAGGTAGCAAAGCAAGTAATCCTTCCAGCATGTTATTTCTTTTTTCTCCAGCCAATAGTAACAGTAACAGGCTTATCATCATCACCTTGCAAAGTTTTAGTAACAGATGATAGTTTAGAATGGACATATGGTGCTGACTCCTTTGCAGCCCACATCTTCTTTTCGACAGAAACCTGTGGGTTATTCAATAGGTTTAACATATACTTTAATGGTGTTGTTTGACCTTTACCTAGTTTAGCATCTAAGCGTTCTTGTTTTGTTCCAGCTGTAACTCCTACAGGTCTACCTGCACCTTTACGTTTTCCTCCGTGGCCAGCCATTATATTAACCCTGTTAAGTTTGCCAATAACATTTTTCTTAAATTCATTGGTGTAGATTTTAATTGTGGTTGACTCATTTGTTGCCTTTGCATACCCATTGGTTGAATTGTTTGTGCATTAGGCATATTCATTGGCATTTGTGGTTTCATGTAAGGTGATAAATCTTTTGGCCCAACTCTTACGCCAAATATCTTTTCAATATCCTCATTAGTTTTAACATCCATACCATCAAAGCGTGAACCTGGACTAACAACTTTATTGTTTTCTAGTGTAGCAACTTCTTTGTCTACTGTTAAAAATTTCATCATATGATTATCCTTTAATTAGCAATTCCAAGCTCTAAGTGATTTATTAATTCTAGAGTTTGGATCTCTTGCAGTCTTTGCAGAGGTTAATTTCTTTTTCATTCCCTTCATTCTAGCACAGAAGGATGCTCGTCTAGGATTGCCTACCTTCTTACTAGGAGCTTTGAGGTTACGTTTCTTACCAGTCTTTGTTCTTCCCTTATTGTAAGATGCACGACCTTTGCGATTCAAACCCCCACTAGGGTTCTTACCTTCTTTACGTTGCCATGCTGGAGTCTTAGCCATGTTTCTTCTGTACCTCAAACTTAGCTGTTAATGATGCTCCTTTGTGAGGTTTAAATTTACCTGAATGTTTCATTAATTTATAAGATGAACCTTTCTTCATCCAATGAAAACCAGCGGGTGCTTTAATTGATTTCATCATTTCTGTTTTCTCTTTCTTCCTGATGCAGTAACAGACCAGTTGACTCTTTTCGGCCCAGTCTTTTTAGCTGCTTCTTTCTTTGTTATTCGTTTGGCTATCTTCTTGGGTCTACAAGCAGGGTATGGTCGGCCTTTATCTTTCTTACCAGAACGACCACACTTCTTTCCTGTCTTAACATCACGCCAGTCCTCCTTGAACCACTTGCGCAAACCCCCCTTATACGCCATTAGTACTTGCCACCACGTTTCTTATACGTTTTAACAAGCCATGCGTTAGCATAAGCACTAGGATAGACCTTGAACTTACGCTTAGCCTCTGCTTTTACCCTAGAGTATAGGGCTTTATTCTTAGGTTTAGGTGATGCCATATTAAACTATGAACTTTTTATTAGATTCCTGTACTTTCATGCCAGGTTTCTTTTTCTTTTTAGCCTCCATGATCTTCTTTTTAAGAGAATCAGGTAGAGTCATTTGTTTCTTAGTAAGCATTAGTAAGACATACCCTTCTTTTTAGTTTTCTTCTTCATTTTCTTTTTTTTCTTTTTCATTGGTGGTCTACCTTTAGTAGAACCATATGTACCTTTACCCATTGGCATAGTTATCTCTCCTTTTAAATAGTGTTTAAATTGATTTTAAGGTATCAAACAGACGAATTTGAGTCGATCAGGTCTGTATCTACCATATTAAGGTTACCTGCTACTGTACGCCTCTCTCCGTCACCCTCAAAGGGATAGACACAATGCTGTGTCCAGGATGGAAACATCAGTAGTTTACCAACTTCGGGCTTAACAGTCCGTGAGAATGGTGGTCTTAGCTCCTCCAAACCCCGTATCCCTGTCTGTCCGAAGTGAAATTGCAGGAATCCGTCTGCGATTCCACTAGAATTGTAGAGATCTGACGACTTATAGGCATCTTTCTCTGCAATCTGGGGTGGTATCTTAGTCCATGTGGTGAATGATAAGCCCATAAGCGTATCAATTCCGTGATCATGCAAGGGATTGTAGTCTCTCTCGTATGAATGAACCGACCATAGACTGTGAACATGGGGAGTTCTTCTTAATTCTTCAACTCCTATAGTCCTGCAAAACTGTTTTATGTACTCCTGGGACATATACGCCACAATATTAACAAAGGGGGTTATCAATGGATCCTTTGAATCGATCTTTAATTGTTCCCCGTGGGATATTTGACCTACCAGTTTATCTCCGAAATCCTCTCCACCCTTGTTATGCCGTGCATCGAGGTATTCGTTCAAACCCCCTATGACCTTTTCTGGTAACTGTGTCTCTAAAAATAGAACAGCTGGAGCAACTGAGAACTTCATGGTTATCTCTGTCATATCTCTTTGTATCGTTTCTTTGTATGTGTGTCAATTACGGAATACTGTTTACAAACCTCCGTATATATATTTACCTCTACCCTTATATTATTTCGTCCTATCCCGTTCTAAAACCCCCCTCTTTCCTTTTACCTCTACCTCTGTACCTCTTAGGTACTACTTACTCGTCTTGAATTATCCCCTTGCCTACGTTCTCTCTTTGATTGTGTACCTTGTGTCTCTAGGTACGAACTACG